TAAGCGTTGTTACTATCTGCGGGATAAGTGCGCTTATAGCTTTAACCACCTGCGGGGCCATCTTGCCCAAGCCGTCAAGGATCTTCCCCAACATTTCCATACCAACTTTTAAAAGTTGCGGATATAATCCCGTTAATGTCGTTATGATCTGCGGTACAATCTCCAACAATGCCGGCATGATCTGCCCTGCGGACTCTAAAAATCCCTCTGTGAGACCGCCTAACAAATCGGGAAGAGTTGAGACAATCGCGCCCGCTATCGTGGAAACTACGCCCATTATTTGTGGTATAACGTTGGTTATACTCTTAACCATATCGTTGATACCCTTTTTAATGCTCTCCGCGCCCTCTTCGTTGCCAGAAACCAAAAGGCTTATACCGTCCATAACGGTTGTAAGGCTCGGCAGCAAGTCCGATCCTATGCCATTTTTAAAGCCTTGTATTGCTCCTTTCATGCGTGTTAAGCTATCTTCAAAGGCCGCGCTTGCTTTTACAGCCTTGTCACTCATAACCATGCCGTAATCCTCGGCCTCTTGCATCAACTCTTTTAAAGAGTCACCGCCTGCGTTGAGTAGCGGAAGTAAATCTTGGTAAGACTTTCCGAAAAGCTCCATAGCGGCAGCGTTTCGCTCGGTCTCGTCCTGCATATTTGATAAAGCCGTGATACTGTCTATCAAAACGTCTTCCGCGCTTTTCATGGATCCGTCAGAATTTTGCAAGGAGACTCCCATAGCGGTATATTTCTCCGCCGCCTTTTCGGATCCACCGGCAAACTCTGAAAGATCGCTAGTTATGGTCTTGATACCCTTTGATACCTGGTCTATATCGGATCCGTTACGCTCCAAAGCATAACTTAATTTTTGGTAGTTTTCCGCGCTCAAGGAAAGCTTCTGGCTTTCCTTGTCGATCTCGTCACCGTATGCCGCAACTTTACTTGCAGACTTCACAAGCGCACCGCCAAGCGCTACCGCACCACTAACCGCCGCAACCATTGACGCGCCCAGGGCTTTAAGCGTTCCGCTTACTGCGCTAAACTTCTTGTCCGCGCTATCTGCTGCCTTGCCTGCGTCTTCCAGACCGTCCCCTGCTTCTTTAGCGTCTTCGTCCGTTTCCGATAATTCCTTGTTCATAGCGTCCAAAGAATTCTCGGCCTTTACTATGCTCGTCTCGGCGTTATTGATCTGCACGCGCATAGTACGCAGGCTTCCCGCCATGCTCTCTTCTGCTGCCGTGCTATCCTTTAGCTCTTTCTCTAAATTATCAACTACCGCCGCCTGCGCTTTATATTCTGCTGACGTTGTGCCTAACGTCTTTTCGATCTCTGCAAGCTTGCTCTTTTCGCTATCGTAGGATTTTTGTAAATCCTCGGTCTTTTTCTTCTGCGCGTCATACTGCGAAGCCATAGCGCTATAAGCGCTTTTTAGCTCTGCTAACGCTTTCTTCTGCTCTGTAAGTTTCTTGGCAAGGTCCGCGCTCTGTGCTGATAGCTTCGCCGTGTCCTTATCGTTGCTTGCATACTGGGCGCTTACAAGTTTCATTTCGCTAGAAACTTCTTTTAGCCCGCTCTGAATGTTTTTTAAGGCTTTCTTATATTCACTTTCCCCCGTCAGCTTGACGGATCCGCCGAAGCCTGCCACCTGTGCGCCCCCCTTTCTTTAAAACCACTCTTCCGCCTGCCTTGCTTTCGCCTTTGCCTTTTCGTATGTCGTATGCGTTGCTTTAAGCATTAGCTCAAAGTCGAAGTCATCTTTATAAAGCTGATATTCCGCGTTAAACTCCCGCAAGGTCATGCGCCCTACTTCGTGGTTAGTGTATTTTAGTTTTGTTCTTCCTATAAACCTAAACCATGCGAAGTTTATAGTAGGATCTGTTACCTCGTCATGGATAATTAGTTTTTTTCGTCTGATTTTGTGCTATCTATAACCGTCTTGTTTAAGGTCTTGGCAGCGTCCGCAAGTCCAATCTCGGATATAATGCGGCCTACCTGCCGTTCCGTAAATTTCTTTCTTGGTTTAAAGTCTTCTTCGTCTTCGTGATCCTCGTTATAGATCTCTATGCCCTCGTTAAGCATCGCCGTGAAGCCGTACTTAATATCTTTTGCTTTCGGCTCGGCCTGCGCTTCTACAAGTTCTCCCCAGGTTTCTACGCTTCCGTATTGATCCTGGATAACTTCCATAACGTTTAGGTTAAAGACAAGTTCGTATTTCTCGCCTTTGTACTCAATAAATGATTGTTCTATTTTCTTTGCCATAGCTAAAAACCCTTTCTTTATTCGCAAAAAGGGCGGAAAGCTCCCGCCCTAATTGCGTTATTATAATTACTCGTTTGTGTATACTGCGTAAAGCGTAACGTCTCCGCTCGGTGTATACGGGCTTGTTACGTTTGGCGTTGTAGCCTCTGCGCTTGTTGCCCAGCCTGCAAATTCCTTGCCGCTCGGTGCGGTAATGTTAGTGCCATCATCAAGGTTAATGCTCTGGCCTGCGGTCACGTCTGCGTCATCAATGGATCCAGTACCGCCCATCAGATCGAACGTCACGCGGTAAGTTGTGCCGGTTGCTGCCATAAGGTTTTTAAGATAAGTAAGCGCGTCTGTCTTTGTGGTAAACGTTTTGGACTTGCTCCACGTTCCGTTTACATCGCCAAGCGCTGCTACTACACCCTCAACGGACGGGGTAGCAAACTCGATAGACTCGCCCTTTGTTGTCTCGTCTCTGGACGGCTCGGAAAACTTCACCTTATACAGAAACTCAACTTTATACTTGTATGCACCGTTTACCATCTTGGTAACGATACGACCGCAGCCAACGTAAGGCGCGGTATCGGTGGAAGTCTTAACTACTTCGCCGTTAGTGATTGTGTGTCCGAGTAACGGCGCAAAAATTGTGTCGTCATCATCTGTTACGCCAAGCGTAATTGTACCGCTTGCGAAGCTTGTGTCAGACTCCGCCAAAGCGTCATCGCCGTAAAGCTTTGCTTCGTTGTTAGTGATCGACACGCTACATGATACGGCCTTACCAAGGTTCTTTGCGCCGTCATAGGTTGCCGTACCGTCTGCGGCCTCGGTAAGGTTAGCAAACCAGATATTAGATAATCCGATATTAGCCATTTTTTAACCCTCGCTTTCTTTTGCTAAACATATTGTCTTGTGGAAGTATTTTGTATCCCGCTCGTATAGGTCCGGGCCGTCTCGGCTCGGCTGGTACGTCCACCCTGCGGCGGTCATTATATTTATAAGGTTAGTAATAACCGTTAAGTAGTTGCCTTTACTGTATACGTCAAAATCGTAATACTGTACGCAACCTAAAATTTGATCGTCACCCGCAAGCACGTTATCTTTATCCATCTGCATATAAGTAACGTAGGTTTCTGCGTTGCCGTCATAAAACATAAATGCCACGGGTACGCCTAGCCCGGTCTTGCTATTATTTAGCAAGCTTTCAATTTCTGCATTGAAGTTAAATAACATAAGCTTACCCCTTTGGTATATATTTATCTTGCACGGCCTGCATAGCCTTTTCAATCTCTGCTTTCCTAAAGGCTTTACGCAAAAACGGGTGCTTTGGGTACTTGCTATTTCTTTTGCCGTACTCCGTTACATTTCCCACAAGTGGCGCGGGGATCCTTTCCCCGTTCTTATTGACGAAGTAGCCGTATAAAGCTACTTTTGTGTTGATACCGTCATCGCTCGGCGTTTTATAGCTCCGCGTGATCTTCAAGCATCGCATAATGCTGCTTGATAACCAACTTTTAGGCACGTTTGCCTTGATATTCTCATAAGCTACCCGCGCCCCTGCTTCCGTCATTTCCGCAAGCATCTTTTCGGTATCTTTATCCAGGCGTTCAAACTGTTTGATTAAATCGTTAGGAAGCTCTGTCTCAAACCTTGCCAACGTTAACCACCTCTTTTGCCTGCAATTCTAACTCATCGTTAGCCTCGTCTACGTTATTGATATACTCAATAGTATAGGTCTTGCCCCGGTACTTAATAACCATATCGTAGGTTATAACGGTCTGCGGGTAGCGGATCGTGAAGCGTGTTAGCGCTTTCTCAAAATCGGTGTTATTTGCGATCAAGGTAAAGCCCTTTGTGGTCTTAACCTCTGCGTAAGCGTTTAATACCAGGGTTTCTACTTCCGTTGGAAACCCCGCCGCGTCTTTTCCTTTGGTTATGGAATAGATCCCGATCCGCCTATTATATTTCCCAGCGTTCCTTGTACTCATAATAAATTCCTTTGGTGCAAGCCTAAAATGGTATCAACTACCTTGTTTACGTTTGAGTTGTCAACGTATAGCGCCCTTGTGTCATACATATCCTGGCATAATACAAAAACTACAATAATCATATCTTTGTACTTATCCAGCTCTGTATCATCTTCTATGCCGGTATATTTAAGGATATAATCCTTTGCTACGGCAATAGCGGTAGTAATAAAGTTTGTATCGTCTGTGGTCAGCTCTGCGATCCGCAGATAGTTAGCAACGTCTGTTGCCGTGATATCGCTAACCTTTTCTATAGCGCTCATAAGTTACCCCCTTTGTGGGGCTTACTTAACCCCGCTTTTCTTCGCCCTGGTTGCGGGCTTTTTATTTGTTGTTTTCTTTGGCGTTTTAGGCTCTTCCGTTTCTTTCGGCTCTGCCTTTTTCGGCTTTTCCACCTTTTCGGCGGGGCCTACCTTTTCGATATACCCCGCGCTTAAAAGGTCTTTAGCTATGGACTCGTCAGCGATCTCGCTAACGTCCCCAACGCTCATGGAAATAATGCCGCCAAAGTCAACCTTGGCTTTATATAACATATTGCGCCCCCTTACTCGGCTGCCTCATATACCGCGTAAAGTGTTACGTCTGCGGTTACTGTATACGGGCTTTCTACGTCCGACTCTTCTGCGCTATCTGTTGTGGCCCATCCGCTAAATGTCTTATCCTCTGGCGGAGTAATGCCCGTGCCATCGCTTAAAGAAATGCTATTGCCCTTGATTGCAGTAGCCGCCGCAACTGTACCCGTACCGCCGTTAACGTCATAAGTTACGGTTGCAACTGATACGTTGACAACTGCGCTTGCTTTGGTCTTAACGTCATAAGTACCGTTAGCGGTAATGCTTAAAGATCCGCTTGGGCTAATAGGGTCTGTGTACTCTTCCGCGATCCCTGCGGAAATAAACGCGGTAGCCTTTGTGCTATCGATCTCTGCGATATCTCCAATCGCAAGGGATGTAACGCCATCGCTAAACGTAGCAAGTGCTTTAATGATCGTATTCGACATTTAAAGCACCCCCTTATGCGGATGCCATAACAAGCTTGGCGATCTTCTGCGCGTCTTCTACCTTTGCGTCAAACTCAAACCAACCTACAACGCCTACGGCGTGCTGTGTTGCGTACTTCTCGCGCAGCACTTCAATGTTCATTTCCTCGCTAAACTTGGTTGCAAGGCCGGTAAGATCGCCGTAGTAAATTGCGGTCTTGCCTGCTGCCATATCTTCCATGTTGTCGGAAACATAAACGGGCTTGCCAAGCAAGGTTGTGCCAAACGGTGAGGAAACATCATCGTTAAGCAGGTAGTAGCCGGTTGTGCTCTTCAAAGTACGAAGTGCGGTACGGGTTGCCGGGCTCATGATCCAAACTGCGTTGCCCTGGAAGTCATCCTTGATTGCATCGTGAAGTCTTACCACTTCGTCAGCCGTTACGGCGGTCTGTGAAGCTGCGGTAATGCTCTTTGTTACGCCGCTTAAGCCTGCTACTTTCTGGCTTGTACCGTGCAGTAACTCGCCCTCAATAAAGCGCTTGATCGCGTAAGCCATTCTCTCAACGATAAAATCAACAATGTTAAACTGTGCGTTATTGATAAGGCTACGGCTGATAAGTGTAAGCGTGCCGGCAAGGAAGCCATCAAGCTCGATCTTGTCAAAGTTACCTACGGATGCCGTAAGCTCTTCAAACTCTGCTGCATAGTTTACGGTAATTGCGTGGCTGGTCTCGTCATAGTAAGGTACTACGAGCTTACCCTTAACGTTGTACTTGGTTGATCTCTCAAGCACCGGGCAAATATCGTATACCTTTGCGATGATCTTATTAGCGATCGTTGTAGGGATAACCGCGCCGTTAGCAGCCTTGGTCATCGGTACGTCATCGCCTCTCTCGTTTACAACACCTCTTACATAAGACTCGAAAGCTCTAACCTCTGCTTCTTCCTTGCAAGCGGCCTCTTTAAGCTCCTGCGCTTCTGCCATTTCTTTAGCCCCCTCTTCCTTAAGCTCCTGCTTTTCTTCCTTGATCTCGTCAGCGATCTTGAGCGCTTCCTTGATCTTTCGCACATCGTCGCGGATCTCCGCAAGTTCCTGCGCTTCATCGTCTGTTAACTCTCTTGTGTTAGTCTCTGCGTCTGCTAAAATAGCCTCGGCGCGTGTTACAAGATCGTTTTTCTTTTCTACAAGTCCCTTGTAATTCATAGCGTTTTACTCTCCTTTCATTTCTTCTATGATTTTGTGGTACTCGCTATAATCAATCGCGCCGGGCGCGTTGATATCTTCCTTAACGGCTTCTTCTGCCGTCTCTTCCGTCCGCAGGTTAACTTCTGCTTCCACACAATCGCTGATATTCAAGATTGTGCTATCGTCTGCGGATCTGACCGCTACAAGTGTCCCGTCATAAGCGGGTATCTTTGCGCGGTTTATTAGTGAAACTTCGTAAAGGTCAAGGTCTTTGACATTTCTAACAACCATGCCGTTTTCTTTTCCCTGCTCTACGTCTCTGTCAGTAAAACCAAAGGACCACCCGCGCAGATCTCCGCGCTTTGCCTGGTCTACTACTTCCTTGTCTGTGATCGTTGCCCTTGCGTGTAAGCCTATCGCATCCTCGTATAATTCAAGGTTGCCGTCTTTAATGCCGCCCAGGTCTCTACTCCAATCATGGTTGAGTAAAATTCTTACATCGTCTGCGCGGTCTAAAGCCCTTTTAAACGCTCCAACCTTTACACGCTCAACGAAACTACCAAGGCGATCTTTTAAAGGTTTAGAGAGGCGCTCAACGGCGTTAACGTAGCCGTCAATTTCTACGCTATTTTCCGTTACTCTAATATTCAAGGTGCTACCCCCTTTCTATTAAATTATTATTCCAAAAGGTCTAAAACCTGCGGTGAAAGCAGGGCCTCTTGAGCTAAACAAACCATAAGAGTAAATAATTGCCCAGTTGCTACTCGTTACTATATCTCTAAACCACTCGTCATCCCCGGTTTGTGCATATTGCGGGGCTAATCTAAAAAGCATAAATTGTCCGTATGACAAGCCCGCATTAAATAAATATGAGTAGTCTTTTTCATCTATTGGGTTATATCCAAAAATATTACTTAATTGCGGTAACTCAATGTCACAGATATAACCCGTTCTGTTTGTAGCGCTATTAGTTAAGTTATCCTCATAAGTCATAATATGGGATGATCCGAAAAAGTTTGTAAATTTAGTCTTATAGGTTGATCTATAATTGTTTCTGTATGTGCTTCCGCCATATCCGCTTGAGGTTGCATTAGCAACATACCCAGATCCAAGTTTTGCATCTGGCATAACTATTAAATGGTTTGCGGTTATCTTTCCCGTTGAAGTACCTGTGCATCTGTTCTTCATAAAGTTAGTATTATCTACTATTCTCCATGTAATGCTCTGCGATGTATCTTCCCAGTAGTCACCGTTCCATAAGTCACTAAAATCTCCGTTTGCTACTGCGGTAGCTTGTGCGGAAGTAAAGGACGTACCAAGGTTTTTAAACCTCAACCCGGCTCTGCATAAATATGATTGAAGTGTAGAAAGATCGCTAGTGCTTGCTTTGCCGTCTAACTGTGTCTGTATGCTGCTCGTTACACCAGACAAGTAGCCAAGCTTTGTAGATGTGATAGACGATACAGCCACTTTGCCGCTACTGTCACTTATAAGCGCTCTGCTTGTCGTTAAGTTTGACGAAGTAATACTTGAAGCAGCGCCGGTTATACTTGCCTGCTTTCCGTCTATCTGGCTTTGGATATTGCTTGTAACGTCTGTTAAGTACCCAAGCTTCGTAGATGTAATAGAAGACGCGGCAACCTTGCCACTTGAATTACTTACCAACGCTCTACTTGTCGTAAGGTTTGACGAAGTAATAGACGAAGCAGCCCCCGTGATAGATGCTTGCTTTCCATCAATTTGGCTTTGGATATTGCTTGTAACGTCTGTTAAATATCCTAACTTTGTTGAAGTGATAGAAGACGCGGAAACCTTACCGCTTGTATCACTTACTAAAGCACGGCTTGCCGTAAGGTCTGTCGAAACGATACTTGAAGCAGCACCCGTTATGCTCGCTTGTTTTCCGTCTATTTGGCTTTGAATATTGCTTGTTACGTCCGTAAGATAGCCAAGCTTTGTTGAAGTGATCGAAGACGCAGCCACCTTTCCGCTTGAATTACTAACCAAAGCACGGCTTGCGGTTAGGTCTGACGTTGCAATAGTAGAGGCAGCGCCCGTAATAGATGACTGCTTGCCGTCTATCTGTGTCTGAATTGCACTTGTTACGCCCGAAACATAACCAAGCTCGGTTGCGGTTACTGCGGAAGCGTCTACTTTTCCGCTTGCGTTTGACATCAAAGCGCGGCTTGCGGTTAGATCTGTAGAAGTAATACTTGAAGCAGCGCCGGTTATAGCGTCTTGCTTTCCGCTTATCTGCGTCTGAATTGCGCTTGTTACTCCCGAAACATAGCCTAACTCGGTGCTTGTAACGCTTGAAGCGCTCGTTATACCGTTTTCATCTGATACAAGCGCCTTATTAGCCGTAACTGTCGGAAGCTGTGTGTCTGTTACCTTTCCGTTAGCGTCAAGCGTAGCAAGGCCGTTAGCTGCTCCCTTTTCGGTGCTGCTTATTTTGCCGTTGATCTGTTCCTGGATATTCCCGGTTATATCGTCAAGCGTTGCTAACTCTTCGGTCGTGATATCCGAAGCGGTTATCTTGCCGTTAGTGTCGGAAACAAGGGCGCGGTCTGCCGTATATTCGTCATTGTTACCAATTTCTACATAAGCGCTACCGCTCCATCTATAGCTACGGTTAGTCAAGATATCTACATATATCTTGCCGGTCTCGCCCTGGATCTCGGTTGTATGCTCTGGATCCTCATAGAAGCTACCATCGTATAAGTAGCCCTCTACGATATCATCAACATAAGACGGTAACTGTTCCCCTGGGACTTTCCCGTTAGCGTTAAGCGTAGCAACTCCGTTAGCCGCCCCTTTTTCTGATGCAGATATAAACATTTTTTTGCTTAAACTTAAGCCTGCGATTGTGTCGTATAATTCCATATAGCCACCTATTCTTCTGGCACGCCTGCCAACGCTTTAACAAATTCTGTAAAAGTCATTCCCTTGGGAAGTGTTGTACCGTTATCTATCGCGCCTATTGTCGCGCAAGTCGTTATATCTGTTTCAAGCTTTGCTTTTCCGTCTGTTGCTTGGGTTAAAAGCATACTGTAGAAGTCCATTTACTCACCCCCTACAAGCGCCCATGCCTCACCGGTGAAGTAGTAAAAATCGCCCGTATCTAACTCCAAAAACAAAGAGTTAACGCCGGCGTTAGTCGGCTTTTCATCTGTAGAAAGCCCCTTATATTCGTGCTCG